GTCCTCCCAGTCCAAATTGCAGTAGTAGAGAGCAACCTGTCTGCCGGGGTGAGAGTGAACGTAATGCACGTCAGCTGGACGCACCAGATTCACTACAGCAGCTTCAATTTGGCGTGAGGTGAAAAATGCTGTTTCTTCAATGCAAGGTGCTATGTACGTGAAAATGCCGCTGGCTTCTAACTCTTCTTGCCCCCAAGAGGCATGAACGTTAGGCACAGCCTTGTCATGATCTACTCCAGGGCGATCAGTCCAACCAAGAATGAAGTTCGTTGCAGAACAGCACTCAAGCACCTTTTCGCGAGCAGCAAAAGGTACTCGGTTGTCAAAGACCTCAATCTTCATTGAATAGATGGAATGGCAGGACCGGTGGTCTTAGGCAGCTTTGGCATCTCAGGCATTTCTGGAACGGGCACTTGTTCAAGAATTGTCTTCGTCAGCTCTAGCTTTAGCTCGCTGGCATAGTTCTTGACCATTGATGGAACGCGCGTGTAAGCCATCACACCCATCACAGCCATCGTCCCAGACATAACAAAGCCAAGAACGCCAAGCAGGTTGTAGACCTTTTGCATAGCTGTTTAGGTAACAAAAAGCCCCCGCGCTCTGCACAAGTACGGGGGCTCCTTGCCGTCTGTGTGAGGAGACGATTGAGTTATAGCTCAGAAGCTAAATTTGGCACCAGTCTTGAAACCAAGGCCAAGCTCGTCACCCGTACCAAACGAAACCTCGCCGTAGAGAGGACCGCCGCTGATACCAGCTTTACCAGTGAACTCAACTTCCTTATCGCCAGCGTCAGGGAAGACGACAGCAGGACCAGCTTGCACATAGGCACCGTTGTCGAAGTCATAACCAACATGACCTTCGAGAATGCCCGAACCAACGCCAGAGTCGAGACCGACACCAACGTTCAGCTCAGGATTCACGTACCAATCGGCTTGAGCAGGAGATGCCAGCACAGCTGCTGAAACGGCGACACCACTCGCAATGAGAAGTTTGAACATTGGAAGGAGAATTAGCGTTTTCCCTGGCCACGATACTTCTTCCGTCCATGGGACGGTTTGGAATGTGATCCATCACCTTGACGTGTCTTTTTAGGCTTGCTAGGGACAAAATTTTGCCCGCTAAGTGACTTAGCCATCAGATGCCGTCAGTTGAAGTCAGGTTCTGATATTTCAGAGCCAGACCTGTAAACAGACCATATTGAGGGTGTGACACTTGGTCGCGACCATCAAGGAAGAACAATTCTTCCAGCCATAGCGTTCTGGCCGCCATAGCCTGGACATCCTCCGCGCCAGGCTTTGCAGCAATCATTGGATCTGGACGTTGCATCACCAAGGCAATCCAGAACCTTGAGTCGGAGTGCGTTGCTCAGTGATCTGTGCTTGGAGCGCAGCTTCGATTTCAGCAACTTTGTCAGCGCCACCAAGTTTGGCTTTTGTTGCTGTAATCGCCCAAGCCTCAGTCAAATCTGCATAAGGCGTCAGATCAGAATCATCTTCAGGCTGATCCAGACCAACGCTGCCATACGCACCAGAGGAGTAGGTGCCGTCAGAAGCAGAAACGGTGTAATGGACAGTCGTCACCGCTCCATTGGAGAGTTGACGATCCATGGAGCCAACGGCCCAAGTGAACGTTGTGGTGGGTGTAGACATTAGAAAAGTCCGTGCAGGCAGAGTTTACTCAAGAAGCCTCAAGGGCTGCAACTTTTGCTTCTAGCGTTTCAATACGATCCATTGCCTCTTGAAGTGCCTTAATAGCCTTCATATAAAGAACGGATGCTTTGAAGCTCAATATCTCATCGCCATCTACCAAGGTATTGCTCGTATCAGCAATTTCATCTTCGTCAGCAGGTCGGCGTGTAATAAGCCCAGGGCTGACAGTTTCAAGTTCTTGTGCAATCGGACCTAGCTGCAGGTCACCTTCTGGATCGTTTTTATAGCGGAACTTTCTGAGGCGAACCGCTTTGATGTCGTCCCACTGCGGTCCAGCGTCAACAATATCTTGCTTAAGACGCTCATCAGAGGAAAGCGGGCCAAAGGAATTGCTTGAACTTTCAACGTTTCCATTGTTGCGAACAAAAAATCTTGACTGAGTAGAGTCGTGAAATTTAATCGCGGCATTGGTGTCGTTGGGCGCAACACTGTACTTAATCTTTAATCCTGCGGTCGCTACAGAATTATTTGAGTTGGTGTTGTGAACTACAAAACCAAAAGAATTAGCAGCACTTGTAGCAAAAACATGAGCTGATCCATCTGCAGTTGTTGTGCCAGCGTAAACCAAGCCGCCAGACGTAATCCGCATCCGCTCGGTCGGGCTGCTTGAACCATCCGCTGTGGTACTGAAAACAAGCCTTCCTGGCATGTCGCTGCTGCCAGGCGTGCCGTCTACAAAGGCTTGAATGAGAGCGGCGTTTCTACTGACAGTTCCGTCGGCACCAGTAAAAATAATTGAACCTAGGGTGTCGTTGTTTGAAACAACGGCAAAAGATCCATTTGATGTTCCTCCAGACTTTCCAAGTGTAATGGTACCGCCACTATTACCAGTTTCATTTCTTATAAAAGATGCCCCTGCCGCCGCTCCAGTTGTACCTTCAAGCTGAAGATTGTAGCCAGTACGATTACTACTCGTTCCAACCAACAACCGCCCCGAGCTGTCGATACGCATCCGCTCGGCAAACGTCCCGTTATTCCTTGTATTAAATGTGAACGCTGCGTCTTCTGATCCGTCGCTTACATCAGTCGAAATAACTTTAATATCAGCAAAGGTTGTTTCTTGACTATTATCGTTAGTTGCAGTGAAGGTAAGCTTGCTGATAGTGTCATCGTCGGCTGGCGAACCCCCTGTGTGTGCAAATGTTAGGTTTGGACCATTCCCGCCACTTGTTGATTCAAGCTTGGCTACATCATCGCTACTTGTTTTTACATGAAGCCTTTGATCAGGTGCTGACTCTCCAATGCCCACATTGCCAGAGCTGTCGATAACTACGTTCTCGGTTGTGTTTGTGCGGAATCGCAATTCATTAGAGCTGTGGTTATAGGTAACAGCACCTGCAAACTCTGCAGTGCCAGATGTTGCATCTGAAAAGTACAGGTTGCCCGTATTTGCTGTTCCGCTGCGGACAGTAATTCCGGTGTTTCCTGAAGTTGCAACCGTTAAATCGTCTGCATCTCCGTTGCCTTCAGTCGTCGTGCCAACTAACAACCGCCCAGAGCTGTCGATACGCATCCGCTCGGTGTTGCCCGTAAGTATTTGAATCGTTGCAGAATCTCGAAGATTGATAACTCCGTTACCGTTTATAGCCTGCCCAAAATCAATACCAGTATGGCCTGTTTCAGTGACACGAAGATAGACATTGCTGCCGCTATCTTCTAAATGCATCTTTTGACTAGGGCTCGTAGTTCCAATGCCAACTCGGCCAGCGCTGTTGATGCGCATCCGCTCGGTCGGGCTGCTTGCACCATCCGCTGTGGTGTAAAACGTCAGCCGACCTGGCATGTCATTGCTGCCAGGGGTGCCGTCTATTTGTGCCCTAATCTCTGCACATCTAGTGTTTGTATCAGTGCCATCAGCGGCATAAAAATAAATTGAGCCAACGTTGTCACCGCTGTTGACTGATGTGTGTCCGCCTTTACTGCCAGATCGCGATTTCGCAAATATAAATACAGGTGAAGAGTCGGTATTAACGTCTCGTCTAATTGTCATAGACGAACCTTCATAACTTGTATCGACAAGCTGCAGTGTTGACTCAAAAGCGTCAGGTGCTGCATCAGCTGTGTGGTTAATCAACAACCGCCCCGAGCTGTCGATTCGTATCCGCTCACTGCCTTCAGTGTCGAACGTGATGTGACCATTGCTGCCCGTATCAACACACTCAACGTTGGTGTTGCCTTCAATAATTTGCGCCCCAGAGCTAGGGGTTTGCCAGGTTGGAGAGTCGTTACCGTTGCTGGTTAGAACCTGACCGCTGGTGCCGTAGTTCGATGGGCCTTCAATACCCCACGCGCCATTGCTATTGATACGCAGTCGCTCTGTTGCAGCAGAGCCGATTACCAAACTATCATCATTGTGCCTGTAAAAAACGTAGCCACGATATTCAGCATTTCCAGAGGTGCCATCGGAAAAATAGATCGCACCCTCACTGCTTGCGCCACTACGAATTGTGATTCCTGTATGACCAGAAGTCGCAATAGTTAAATCGTCTGCAGCTGTATTACCTTCAGTCGTCGTGCCCAGGAGCAAGCGGCCTGAGCTGTTGATACGCATCCGCTCGGTTGGAACAGCGCTACCTCCAGAGGTCTTAAAAATTAAATCATGGTTATTGCTTGTACTTTGTAGTTCAGCGGCAATAGCAGAACCACGAGTTGTCGAGTTAATTGCACTCAAAAAGATTTGAGCTGATTCTCCATTTGTTCCACCGTCATCACCAAGAATGGCAAGTGAGTAACTATTGTTTGCGGTGGCCTGAACAGTATCTGATATTTGCAGTTTTGTACTTGGCGACGTCGTTCCAATGCCAACATTGCCAGAGCTGTCAACAAGAAAACGATAAGCACTTACGGTGTTATCGTACAAACCAAGTTTGTTTGTTCCAGTAGCGCCTGCATAAAAAGTGTAATTAGCAGAATACGCAGTTGATTGCAACGTAAGTCCTGCACTCGCACTCGAATTAACAACGTGAATGTTTGAGCTGGGCGACGAAGTTCCAATCCCTACGTTGCCTGACGAGTTGATCGTCATGCGAACAGCAGAGTTAGTGCCAAACTTCAGACCTGCAGCCTGCTCCGTAAAGAGGAATGGATCACCGCCGTCAGAAGCAATAACAGCGTTGTTAGAACCAGAAACGTTAAAGCGGCCTGTGCCTACAACGTGGAGAGTGTTGCTAGGGCTACTAGTCCCCACACCTACGCGCCCAGAGCTGTCGATGCGAAGAGCTTCTGTTGTTGTACCACTTGCACCAGACTTAAGCAAAAGATTACCGACTTCATTGCTAAGACTCCAGTCTCGATAAACATCTGCACCAAACGTTCTATTTGTGCCACGAACGAGTTCAATAGCAGGCACAGCGTTGCTGTTAACTCTTGAATGAACGCGTAAAATAGTAGAAGCCGATTGAGGAGCAATGTCTACATTTACTTGAGCAGTTGATGATCCAATGCTTACATTGCCAGAGCTGTCGATGCGTAGTTTTTCAGAACCAGAAACTTGGAAAGCAATATCTGTTCCTGTTGCATTATTGATTTGTGCGCTACCCGTCCCAGTTGGCCCAAAGTTAATTCGACTGTCAATATTAGTCCCAGTAGATTTGAGCCAAAGAGTGTCTGTATAGCCACTTGGACCTTGCAAGGTTAATGGCGTATTTGCTACAGGCGACGACGTTCCAATGCCAACGTTTCCAGAACTATCGATCCGAACGTGATCGTTGAAGTTCATCGGCTGGTTGAACGTCCAACAACCAGTGCTGTTAATCCACTTCAGAGTCTTATCAGTCGCACCTTTCAGCGTGATGCCGCCACCATCGGCAGTGGTGTTACTAGGTGATGCAACAGAGCCCAGCTCAATGTTCTTGTCGTCGATCGTGACAGTCGTACTCTCAACGGTTGTGGTCGCACCACTAACAGTCAGATCACCAGAAATCGTGACGTTGCCGCTGCCGTCAACCGTTACGCGCTGCGTTCCACCGGTGCTAATTCCGACCGTATCCGTACCAGCAAGGTAAACACCGTTTGCTTGGTCTGAGCTAAACGCCAACGCTGGTGCGGCTGCCGTTCCATCAGGCAACGTGCGGAACAGGTTGGTCGCTGTAATCTTTTTGGTTACGTCCTCGCTTACGTCAACAACAGGCACCACGTCAGTTGACGCCAGCGTTGTAGCGGCATCGAGTTCGGTGATTTTGATATTGGCCATGACGCTTACGTTTTGATGACGTACATCATTGCAATGTTACGCGGTCTGGCCTCACCAGCAGCACTGTCATCCACCGTCACAGAAGTGCTAGCGGTAAGAGTCGTATCACTGGTGAGATAGACCCTGCCATTACCGCTTTGGCTTTTGGCGTCATAATTGAACGTTCCAGTGCGCCTGTCCGTCCAACCGCCTTGCCCGTTAGCAAAAATCAGGTTGTCATCCCCAGGAAAAACGTGGTTGTGAGTCGCGGGACTAATTGTTGTAGTTGCATCAGCACCGTGATTGTGCTGTTTATTGTTGTCGCCTTGCGAGCTTGCAAAACTGCGGCCACTATCTACACCACGAGCGTCGTCCCAACCTCGTACAAACTCACCGCGCAAATCTGGGACGTTAAACGTGCTGCTACCGTCACCCGCTCCAAATGCTGTGCCAATTTCAGCAAACAGATCAGCGTACGTCGTTCTGCTCAGAGCTTGGCCATTGCACTTTTCATATCCGCTAGGAACGGTAGTGCTAGCCATCAGGTGAACCGATCCAGTCGGTACAGCTTGTGGCAAAGCAGCAAAACTCAGGTTGCCACTGCCATCTGACTGCAACACGTCATTTGCATTGCCATCGCTGCTAGGCAGGGTCAGGGTAATGTCGCTTGCTGCGTTTGATGGAGCGCGAAGAGCAACAAAGTTGCTATTGCTGCTGTCCCTAAACCTCAGTGCCTTGCGGTCACGAATGGTGATTCCATTGCTGTCAAAGTGAGCCCGACGAGTGCCTTCAGTGACAATGCTGAAATCGTTGGCAGCATTTTTGAAAAACCCGGTATTGGTGTCCCCGCTAAACCGAACTGGCAAGCTGCTGACCGTACCAGCAGGAACAGTGACATTGCCTGTAAACGTAGGGCTGGCTTTTAGTGCAAAGCCAAAGTTGGTCTCGGATAGCGTGCCAACAGTGATAAACGCTGAGTCCGCTGCATTGCGGATCTTCAACTCATCGTTATTGGTATCAGCCCACCACATGAAGGCTGTGGTAACTGACGGTTCAGCCGCTCCAGAATTATTGCTGAACAGCGCGTCGAAGTTGTTGTTTAGGTCGGCACGTACGTCACTGCCGGTGGCATTTTGGATTTGCTGGTCAGCTTGTGCCATTAGCCTCTACCGTGTCCAACAGCGTTCCAACGCACCGTTTGGGCACGGCGTGTGGTGCCATCACTAGCATAAACCGATACGTCAAATCCGGTAGGCGACAGATTCTCGATTTTGTAAAAGTCGCTGCTGGCTTGAGCATTGAAAATGATGCCGACAGACGGTTCTACATAGAAGCCGTTGCCCGTTCCAAACGACACTGATACGTCGCCGGTAGAGCTGGTTTGCACTGTGCCAGACAATGTGCGGTAAGGCATCAATGCTTTGACACGCAGCTGGTCAACTGCAATCTGCTCATCGCTGCTACCAGTCTCGAACTCGGCTTTCAGTTCAAATGCACGGCACTTGATCTCTGCATTATTGAAATGCCGCCAAGAGGTCCAAGTCGGTGATCCCGAAGGATCATCCTCGGTCGTTCGCACGTAAAGCTTGACATCACAGTCAGTCGGTGTCGTGCCATCAAAATCGGTGATGGAGTCGAAGTCTGGTGCGTTATCAAGCAGGTTTGTACCTGGGAAGAACGAGCGAGCACGCAAGGTACTTTCGAGTCGCAAGCTGCCAACTTTGCTCAACGTGTATGGGTTGCCGTTGAACTCGTACACACCAGAGGTGTGAAGCACTGATCCGTTAGCTGCTAGCTCAAGTTCTTGTTCAACGCTATCTACGGTCAAATTGGTTTTGTCGCCAGGGAACGTCGGGTCTTCTGTCGCAGACAGTGCTGACACCTCTTCCGTGCTTTCAAGCTCTGGCTTGACATATTCGATCAACGCAAAGTTCTGACTCTCGCGACCGCCAGAGTCGATGAACTTCATTGAATACGTTCCACCCTTCAGGTCCGCGTATGCCTCAGTGGCAGATCCTGCGATCTCTTCAGAGATGCTGGTGGAATTACTCCAAGTAACGTTGGAAGTATTGGGCGAATGGCGCAACCTGACATGACCACCATTTCGCACGTCAAGGTCAAGAGATTGACGCCAAGTCAATTTGGCCTGTCCGTTGACCGGAATCATGTCAAAGCTGATGTAGTTGGGGTTGGCTGTAGTCCCATCTGCCAAGAACTCACTGTTATCCAGCTGCGGTGGAGCGGTCTTACCTTCAATCGTGAAGCTGTTTGTCGTAATGATGCTGCCCCGATTCAGGTAGTTCCTAGCTTGAATCTGAACATGCAACGTGCCAGCCCGGATGTCACGGATAGTGATCGACGGCGATGCGGTCGTTAGTGTCTCAAAGTTGTCGTCATCAACGCGGTACTGGACGCGGAACTCGCTGATGTTGACGCGATCATGCTCCCAACTAACTGACGCACCAACAAACACACCTTGGCCTGTTTCGTACAAAAACTCTTCAACAGCAATAGCGCTAACGGGGTTTGGAGTGGCAGACAGGTTCGTAATGTCCCGAGTTGTTAGCTCGTTATCAGACTCAACTGCGTCATAGATCGTGGCGTTGTAGGCCGCTGCACTAACGCCGTAAACACCATCCTCTGTTTCAGCAACAGAAATAATTCTGAACTGCTGTGACTGAATGTCAGATGTTTGCACTAAGAACACTGAGCCAGCTGTAGGGGTTTGACTAAATGCAGACGTAACGTCGATCCTTGCCGTTCCATTCGCTTCAACGTGGATGCCGCCAGCCGGGATGCTGCGTGTTTCAGCAATACCACTGGGCAGCATGACCGATACCTTTGGATCGTTTTCACTGGTTGCCACGCTAGGACTCAGGTTTTTACTGCTATCAACAATCAACTCAGTTGTTGTGGCAGAACGAACGCGACCACTACGCCGGACACCAGCTCTAACTGGATCAGCAATGTCTACAACTTGCCCAGGGCGAAGAATGATGCCGCTTTCAATGCCAACAGCAAACTGACAAGTCTCAGTCAGATTCTGCTCAGAAAGCAGAGTCCACTTACCAATCCTGTGCGCCTGCCCTTGGCTGTAGCACCCAACAGCCTTGATGTCTTTGTTAATGATGCCGTACTTGGCCACAGCATCATGGTCTTCAACGTACTCAAACTCTGTGTCACCCTGAGTGTCGTAGTTCTGGTAAGCAACCGTCGCAACGGTATGACGAGCCTTCTGGGACGTTCCAGTGTATGTAAACAGCCCTTCGATAACGTTTGATGGTCCAAGGGTGTAACTAGCATCGGTCGGCTTGTCTTGATTAAAGACAAGAGAACCTGCACCGTAATAAGCAATGCCTCTAAAAATGGCTGTCATCTCTTGGATAACGTTGTAAACCTCATCACGGCTGTTAATCAACATGTTGAGGCTGAAACGCGGCTCTTGACCGCCCTTGCCGTCATCAACAAGAGCGTTGCAGTATTGACTTACAGAAAAGAAATCGTACTTGTCGAGCGTGTCTTCAGGAATACCCGCGCCATAGCGCTCTGAAATTAACAGGTCATACAGACACCAAGCCGGATCATTCGTCCATGTAGCAGCCTGGAACGTTCCGTCCCAAACGCCTGAATATGTAATTCGTCCCAGATGCGTTGTGGTGTCTACTGTTGCATTGCTTGGAATCTTGACTTTAATGCCACGAATTAAATACTTGCGAGTTGGAATGCTTTGAAACTCACGAGAGTCAAAACGCAGAGCAACAAGTGCAGAGTTTGGATAACTGAACTTTTCGTCAATAATCTCGGTAAAACTCTGAAAAATCGTAGTACTGCCAATTTTGCTGCTGGTTTCATCAGCGCTAACCCGCACCATGCGGACTTGTACGTTTGTGCTGCTGCTCAACGTAATCATGTAGTCACGCTGATAACGGTTGCTGCTCTTGCCGCTAATCGTGTCCGTAACTACGTCGTTGAAACCACCGCCGTCATACTGAATTTGAATTTTGATCTGAACGCTATGACCAACAATGTCGCCATCATCTTCGACTTTCTGAAGGCTAGGAATTGTTAGCGTTACACGAAGACGATCAACCTCCGTTCCAGTGACTGTACGCGTAACAGGAGTTGCGTTAACAACTTCTACATTTACAGGTCTTTCAACCTGAGTTGAGCCAAAATCGCCAGGAATATGGTTCTGCGCTTGAGTGCCATTGCGTGTAACAACCGTGTAGCCAGAAAAGTTATTGGTGCCGTCTGCGTTTTGAACCGGGGTTTCGTCAAGAAAAATGCTTTTGTTGCCGTCGTCTAAACCTTGGATCTCTCCTTCGCTAACCAGATCCAGAACATTGGCAAACTGAATCGACTGCAGAGTGTCATCTGCCTCAGTAGGTGTGCGACTACCACCTCCACCGCCTTTACCTCCGCCACCACCGGCACCTTGAACGTACTTTGTCTGTGTCATGCCTGTTTCTGGTCAACGTCAAGACCGCTGGATAGCACTGCTGACCCAACGAACACCCGTCCATAAGCTATTGGAACAGGCAAACCCTGTTTAGCAGTATTAACCACGTTATTAAAAACAAATGATTCCAACTTGGCCGCTTCTTTGCTGCGTTCTAGGCTCGGATTAGGCTGTGGTGAAATTATATTGGCAATGCCGCTTAAGGCTAAAGAAGTTCCGACTGCTTGCAATGCTGATACCGCAAACGCCCCAACTCCCGGGATAAACGATGCTCCGATAAGGGCTGCACCAAGCAAAAACTGCCCAAAACCGCCGCCGCCGCCAGCTCCAGCAACAACAGGCGTGATGCTAAAAACTTCTCTTTCGCTAAAAGGCATAAACAGAGGAGACATGTCTTGTTCAGTGACCTTTTCTCTGCTAACTGCTACTCGGTAACCAACGCCATCTTTTTCACTGTCAATCAACCACTTCTCTAATCCTGGAAAATTGACGCACAAGGCTTTGATCGCCTGCGCTGGTGTCGCTACGTCAAACTCAAACCGGCATCGACCAAGCCGTTTACGCAAAGCGCCATAGACCTTAACGACTTTCATGCCTCAAGGCGCAGGCAGTGCTTTTCCCATAATAACCGCCGTAAAGGTCTCGGCTAGACAACCTGCCCTGCACATGATGCAGCACCTGCTGATCACCCATATAAATCGCCGCATGGTTTGGCACGGGTGAAACAAGATTCATCAAAATCAAATCACCACGC